GACTCGGATGCCGAGTCATACAAATCGAAAACCTCGCTTGGCAGATTGAATCGAGCGAAGCAAGCCGAGGTAGTTGCTTACTCATTGGTAGCTACGGCGGCAAACAATCAAAACCCAGTCGCTATGCGAGCGGCGGTGCAAGGATGGGGCGAGGCAAAAAAACGAGTCGCAGAAGCCGAAATGGAACACGCTCGATGGGAAGAGGTGAGCCGAGTCACAGTTCGGATGGGGGAAGTGCAGGAATGGATAACGAAGTGGCACGGAGCAATCAGATCGCTTCTAGATGCCCTTCCTTCGAGCCTAGCGGCCAGAGCAAATCCATCAGACCCAGAATGTGCAAAGCAAGCCATCCAAGACGGAATCAATCAAATCTTCGTCACCATTCAAAAAGCAGAGGGGGCATTTAAGTGAACGAGTGCTTCCTCATTATTATCGCCACCCTCGGCCTGCTAGGATTGATTCTGCCATACTTTGACGAATGAAACGCTCTCCACTTAAACGCAAAACCCCACTCAAGCGAGGCGGGAAACTACGCCGAGTGTCTGCCAAGAGACGAAAACAAAACGAGGTTTATTCTGATGTGCGAGAGAAGTTTCTAACCAACAATCCAGTCTGCCAAGTCTGCAAATGCAAGATGGCGAGCCAAGTTCACCATAGGCGAGGTAGGTTTGGGGATAGACTAAACGAGGTAGAGTTTTTCTTGGCGGTGTGCTTCGAGTGCCATATTAAGATTCATATGAACCCAGCGTGGGCGTATGCAAAAGATTATATGGTTAAGAGATGAACATCGGGGCTTTCAGCCGTAGTTTCTTTCAGCCAAGAGAACAGCTATCAATTCCAGAATGGGCAGAGAAAAACCTCACGCTCTCGGCAAGGGTAACGAACATACCCGGAGCTTATTCAACAACCCTCACACCCTATGTCCGTGAACCCCTAGAGGCCTTTGGTGATGATTCGATTCGGAGAGTTGTGTTGGTATGGGGGGCGCAGACCTCAAAGACCACAACGATTCTCGCTGGCCTAGCCTATCGAATCGCAGAACGCCCTTGCCCGGTCTTGTGGGTGATGCCCTCGGAACATCTCGCTCGATCATTTACAGAAACCCGCTGGCTTCCAATGGTGGACGATTGCCCAGCCCTAGCAAAAGAAAAGCCAGACAACACCGACAAGATCAAAATCCTAGAACAACATTTTAAGCGATGCTCGGTGTGGTGGGCGGGGACAAGTGCCTCGGCTCTTTCTAGTCGCTCGATTGCGTTACTCTGTATGGATGAGGTGGACAAGTTTCCAGAGCAAGCAGGGTCGGGAAGGGAAGCCAATCCGGTGCAGTTAGCAGAGGCACGAGTCAGCACCTACCCCAATCATTTAATCATAGCAACCAGCACCCCGACAACTGCCGACTCAATAATCTGGGCTGAATGGCAGAAGGGAGATATGCGATTCTATTTTGTGCCTTGCCCTCATTGTGGATTAAAACAAAAACTAATCTGGGGACAAGTAAAGTGGGACGAAGCGGCCAAGATCGAAGATGGCGTTTATGATTATGCCCTAGTTAAAAGCTCGACCTACTATGAGTGCGAGGGATGCAAGGGCAAGATTCAAGACGGCCAGAAAACCAAGATGCTCCGAGAGGGGGAGTGGAGGGCAACCAATCCCAAGGGCGAACCAGCCAGACGCTCCTATCACCTAAATGGCTTATATGCACCTTGGGTATCCTTCGGGAGCTTGGCAGTTAAGTTCCTGCAAGATAAGCATAGCGGGATTATCGGCCTGCAAGATTTTGTGAATCGAGTCCTAGCAGAGCCTTGGATGGAACACGAATCAGAAAAGATGCAGATTGTTCCCGGTGCTTATAAGATGGGCGAGGTTCGGATGGGAGATAAGCTGATTATGAGTTGCGACATCCAAGAGGCAGGGGGCTTCCACGCTTGGTGTGTGGTTAGGGCTTGGGATTTAGAGGGCAAACCAAGACTTGTGTGGGCGGGTAGGCTAGAAACTTGGGGAGACATAAAGGCAAAGCAAGACGAGTTTGGTGTTGAGGATAAGTGCGTTCTAATTGACTCGGGCGATCAAACCAGAGATGTATATTTGAATTGTTGCAAGAACGGCTGGGTAGCGTTGGTTGGCTCAGACAAGACCAGCTTTTCCGAGATCGTGAACGAGCAGAAGGTTCAAAGGCCATACGCTCGAATCGCAAATGGCGACCCATTCAGTGGTAAGGCAGTTCAATCAAAGGCAGGATGGAAATGGAAGCTCTGCCCAATTTGGAGATGGTCGAATCCATCAATCAAAGACATCCTATCCCAGCTTCTCAAAGAGGAGGGATTCATCGCCCTAGATACACCCGATGTCTGGAAGGTGCATATCGAAGCAGAGGTGAAGGTGAGAGTTAAGAATCCTATGACTGGCAGGGAAAGACTTGTGTGGAAGCAAATTGGGAAGCATAATCATTTAATGGATTGCGAATGTATGAACATTGTCGGTGCGGCACTCCACGGACGGCTCAAAGTTTCCCCCGCAAGTTTGACAGAGGAGGTTGAGAATGGCGAAGGGTGATTTCATTGGGCTACCCCTTGCTACCCTCACTTCGTTGCGTGATAAATATATCACTTGCCTAGAAGCGATTGCGGTGGCTGGGTCTAGCTATTCGATAGCGGGACGCTCTTTTTCTAGGGCGAATCTTGGGGAAGTTCGTGATACTATCGCAGAGCTAACCCTTGCCATCCAGTCTGTCAACGGCACTCGTATCCGCACGACCTACGCCAACTTCTCGTGAAAAAAGCCCAGCTAAACTTAATCGATAAAGCTGTTGCCTTTCTGAACCCGCAGGGGGCAGTTAATCGGATGATTGCACGGCAGAAGCTCGTCAACTTCTCTTACGATGCGGTCAAATATACAAGGGAGCGTAAAGGGCCGAGTTCGCTTTCTGGTGCGGAAGATTATCGTTCTAATTACGACCGAGTAGAGTTAATGAAAAGGGCGAGGGACTTGGCAGAGAATGTTGGCCTTGTTCGCTCCATCCTTATGAAGTTCGCCAGTCACACCGCCGCAAACATCTCCTACCAAGCCCGAACAGAGAATCCCGAAGTGAATAGCGATGTGGAGGCATATTGGTCTGAATGGTGGGACAAGTGTGACATCTCAACAAGGCACACCGGCTCAACCCTTATGCAAGTAGCGGTGATGAGTATGCTCCGAGATGGAGACTTTCTTTTTGCCCTAGTGCGAGACAAGGAAGGCGACCTTAAACTCCAAGGCATCGAAGCAGACCGAGTGGGCGACCCATTCAAAGTTTATACGAGCCTAGATTTGATTGGTGGAATCCACATAGACCGAACGACTGGCGCACCATCGGCTTATGATATTTATTCAAGGAGCATCGGGGATTTCTACACCTACCAAGCAACCATCCCCGCAAGCCAAGCCTTTCACCTATTCGACCCACTTCGCATCGATCAATATAGGGGAGTAAGTGCTTTCCATACAGCCATAAATGATTGCACAGACATTTATGATATTGTGAATTTCGAGAAGATGGCGGCACGAGTAGCCTCTAGCCAATCTGCAGTTGTTCGCAGGAATAACAATAATGCCTCCGACCTCTCCACGCTCACAAACGATGAGAATGTTAATGGAGATACTATCAAGCTAGAAGCGATTGAGTCTGGAAAAATCTCCTACCTAGAACCGGGTGAAGATATCGTGTTCCCCGATGGGCCGAGCCGTCCCTCTGGTGCGTTCGCAGAGTTCCACAAGATTCTCCTCCGCAATATCTGCCTTGGCCTTGGCATCCCTTACAGTTTCGCCGTTGACCCTTCCGCTATGTCTGGCCCGACTGCAAGACTTGAGATGCAACAAGCAGGGCGCACTTTCCGCAGATACCAGAAGCTCATCGATGACAAGGTTCTGCGACCAATCAAAAACATCGTGCTTGCCGATGCGGTCTCTCGTGGGCTGATCGAAAACAATGTCGGAAGCAGAACCACCAAGGGCATTTTCAATTTCGGGGCGAATGTCTCCATAGACTTATCTAGGGATAGCCAGTCAGCGATCTCGGAATTTAAGACTGGATTGAGGACAGCGGCAGATATTTATAGTGAACGTGGCCTAGATTTTGAAAGCTCCTTTAGGCAGAGAGCACAAGAAGCGGCCTTGATTAAGAAACTAGCACAAGAATACGACATCCCAGCGGTGGCAATATCAGATATCGTCGAGAGCTTGGTCTATGCACAGCAAGCCGCACAGAGGTCTGGACAAGCTGGGGGTGACGAAGGCTCTAGTGAACCAGTTGTGTCTGATGTCTCTCTCAATGGGGCGCAAGTTGCATCCGTCATCAATATCATCAACGCCGTTGCGGCTGGGGCATTGTCTAAGGAAGGCGCAGTTTCAGTCATCACATCGGCCTTCCCAACAATTTCAAGAGAGCAAGCAGTTCTAATCGTTGGCGGGATACAAGAGGGAAACATCATACCCACCACGAAGGAGGAGCGCATCGCAAGTCAGAAAGACCAAGGCGGGGATACTTCGGGAGGCTCGACTCCCCAAGAACCCGCACCCCAGCCCCCCGCCCCCGCTGGCACTTCTCAAAAAAAAAGTAATTTAGAGATTTTGGAAAGCCTCGACCCAGCATCCATCAAGATGCTGATTGAGGGGATGATGGGCGGGATTGAGTTAGCTAAATACGATGGGATTGATTTTACCCCACCAGAAGGAGCTAGGGAGGCCGCTAAAAGAGCCTTGGATGTGCGGGAGACGAAACCACCCAGCCAAAGGGGAATGACACCAGTAGGCATCGCTAGGGCGAGGGATTTGCAAAATGGGGTGAAGATGTCTCCCGACACAATTCGCAGAATGAAAGCCTTTTTCGATAGGCACGAAGTGGACAAGAAGGGTGCAACTTGGGACGAGCAGGGCAAGGGCTGGCAAGCGTGGAATGGATGGGGTGGAGATGCTGGCTTTTCTTGGGCAAGGAAAGTGGTTGGGCAGATGGAAGCTAGGGACAAGAAAACCGAGTTTGTTGCTGGTAGGGATTGCGGACAAGATGAGGGCGGTACTTTCGGTCCAGACAATAAGTGTGCAGAGGGTTACGGCAGACCAAATATAAAAGGGGGGTATGAACCAAAGCGGCCAACCCCATCAACACCAGCGGAATATATCAAAGGAGAAAAAACTCAAGGAGATTCTCATTTTAATAAATCAAGTCAAAAAAAGTGGGAGAAAACAATCAAAAAAGATTTCCCAGATGCCAAAGACTTTATTTCAAGCTGGTCGGAGGGACTTACAAAAGACAAAGAAGCTCAAGACTTCATGGCTGGAATAGCAAAAGGAGCTCCAAAATATTCTGGCACAATTTACAGGGGCATAGATGGAAATCAGTTCGCACAAGCAAAAATAGGAAAAACTCTGGAAATCAAAAAGTTTGCTCCTGCCACCCGTGATCCAAAAGTTGCCGCAGAATACGCCTCGGATGATGGCAAAGAGGCAAGCGGAACTCTTCTAAAGGTAAAAGTTAAAAATGGAATTGCGATTGAAAATCTATCTACATTTAGAAAAGAAAAAGAAGTTGTGTTGCCAAGGGGTAAATATAGGGTCAATAATATTTACAAAAAGGGGAAATTCAAGGCTATTGAAATAGAGGAGATTTAATGAGATCAAATATAAACAAATTCTCCGATGAGCTAGATATATCTTGGGATGGCAAAGAATTAGCCGAACCAGAGACTTGCCCAATCGCAACCCAAGACATTAAGACCAATCTAGCCAATAGACAGACAGCCGTGGACGATGCGAACTACGGCCCAGCCAACCCAAATGAACCCAACGAGGATTACTGGAAGGCAAAGGCAGACGAATTTCAAGGCGATGTAGTCACGGCAAAGAAAATGCTTTGCGGTAATTGTGCGGCTTTCAACCAAACCAGCAAACTTCTAAATTGCATAAAAGGTGGGATAGGGATTGATGCTGATGAGGTTGCGGTGGCTGGCGATCTAGGATATTGTGAGATTTTTGACTTTAAGTGTGCGGCCAAAAGGACTTGTGATGCTTGGATTGTTGGCGGGCCGATTACAGATAAGAAAGAAGAACTTGCCCGACCAGTAAGCCAAACCCCGGCTCCTCCTAAGGAAAGAATCAAAGGCTCGAAAGAGAACCCCGAAGGCACAGCATCCACCCGAAGCAAAGCTGGCGACATAGAGATTTCAGCCGAGAACGAGGAGGCATTGAAGAACAAGATTGCCGAGTTCAAGAAAGATCATCCCAAGAAAAACGCTCCTAGCCTTGGAGCATTGAAGAAAGTATTCCGAAGGGGAGCGGGGGCGTTCTCGACTAGCTTCCGACCTACCATCAGCGGGGGCAAGCCAAACTCTAGGAATGCTTGGGCGATGGCTAGGGTGAACAAGTTTCTCAAGATGGCTGGTGGGGGCGAGGTCAAGAAGTCATACCGAGCGGCAGACGGCGACCTTCTTTGACATAATCTAGGCATTTATGCCTCTACCCCTACCTTCCGCAGACGAATCCGAGCAAGACTTTGTATCCCGCTTTATGGGTGATGCAGAGGCAGTATCCAAGTTTCCAGATGAGACTCAGAGGGCGGCAGTTGCCTATTCCACTTATAAGGATGAGGAGATGGAGGAAATGGAGCTAGGCGGGGTGAGCATTTTGGAGGTGGGAGAGGCTAAAGGACACGACCTTTTCGTGGATAAGACCAGCCTAGAGACTGCCCTCAAACTTATGGGAAGTGCCAAGAATGGCGTGAAGGTTAAGATGAACCACGGAAGCGGATTGGACGCAGTTGTCGGCTTTGCACGCAACCCCCGCATCGATGGAGATAAGCTAGTTGCCGACCTCCGCTTGCTACGCAACTCACCTCACTACGGATTGATTAAAGAGATGGCATCCGAAGCCCCCGACCAGTTTGGGGTTTCATTGGCCTTCGTGAATGAGTCCGAGACGATTGATGGCAAGGATTACATTCGCCCCCAGAGCATCGCCTCTGCTGATTTAGTTTCCAGCCCAGCCGCCACGAATGGATTATTCGAGGAGATGGTGAAGTTTATGGAAAAACTCGGTTATGTGCAAGGTGGCAAGACCATCCCAGCCGTAGCCAAACAAGCCGTGGAGGAATCTCCACTTGACAAAAAGGACAAAACAAATATGGAAAACAATTATATGAAAGATATCGAAGATATCAAGGTTCGCTTGGCGGCCATTGAAGATTCGATGAAACCTAAGAACGAAAAGATGGCTGAAGCCCCTATGGATGAGCAGGCTGTTGTCGAAGATAAGGCAGTTGCCGAGGGCGCAAAAGCCGAGGGCGAATCCGTTGATGAGGAAAAGCAAGAGGAGATGAGCGAAGTGGTAAAGAAAGTTCTCACCGAGTTCGGCATCAAACCCATTCCCGCATCCCCTTCAATCGAAGTGCCTTCCCAGAAAAAGGAAGAACCCAAAACTTTTGAAGCTCTCGTGGCCGCCCATAGCGACTACGGAACGTCGAAGCTCAAGGCAATGAAAGCCGTGATGCTATCTAACCCAACCGAATACACCGAGGCATTATCTCGTGGTATTAACAAACTCTAAAAAGAAAGATTAAATAAAATGGCTACAAATATTGACGGTGGTGCAGTTCGCACCTTTAACTTTGCCTCGGCGATCTCGGCTTACCGATTCGCAGAGATTCACACGGACGGCACGGCTCGTGCGGCTGTTTCCGGTTCTGCTCGTTGCATTGGTTCTACCATTAGCGATGTAGCGGCTGGTGACAACGGCGCAGTCAAGCTGTTCTACCCAACCTTTTTCGCAAATTGCGAGACGGCGATTGCCATCGGAGGCTTGGTAGCCACGACTGGTTCTGGCCTTGTAACAACGGCGGCCGCCAATACTGGCATCGTCGGAGTTGCCCTCGAAGGTGGAGCGGCTGATGCAGTAATCGAAGTCGCAATTCCCTTAACCCAGTAATTTAACCTAAAAAAGAAAGACTAAAATATATGGCATATGTAAATGGTGGCACAACTATTCGGGCAGACATCAGCCAAGCGTTGATCGAAGCTCCTCAAGCTGACATCGGTTTGATCGGTTCGCAACTCCTCCCCTTGCAGAATGTAGACGCAAAGGCCGGAACATACCTCAAAGTTCAGTTAGCTGGTGGGGAACTCTTGACCAACAATGCTCTGGCTCGTGAAAGCGGCTCGAGCTATTCTCGTGGCATCCGTTCCTTCAGCTCGGCAAACTACGCAACGAACGAGGTAGGTCTGGAAGAGCTAATTCCGGATGATGCGGCCAAGGACTTAAATCGTTTCTTCGCCTATGAGGCCGAGACAGCGAAGTTCTTGCTCCGTCAGTTGAAGCTCTCCCACGAGAAGCGGGTATCCGATCTTCTCTGGAATGCAACGACTCCCTTCACCATTGCTGACCAGACTCGTGCAGTTGCCTACACCCAAGCCTTAGTGGCAACGGTTGATGTAGCTCGTGATGTGGCGACGGCTAAATTGGCTCTTGCCCAATATGGTTACGAAGCGAATTGCGTTGCGATGTCTGCCAATGTGTTTGAGTTGATCAGACGCTCGACCCTCCTCCAGAATCAGTTCTTCGGAGTTATCTCGAATACTGGTGCTAGGTTGTTGAGCGAAGCTGAAATTGCGGCGGCTCTAGGAATCCAGAACTTGCTCGTAGGCCGTG